CCGTTAAGGCAGCAAGAAGATTTACTTCCTGGTCAGCAACGAACGCACTTTGGTATTGGTACTTAGCAATAATAAGAACGGCAGCGGGGATAGTCGCGGGTGAAAGGCCATCATAACAGGCGTCATACACCCTGCGAAGAACGATAGAAGGATCGTTATCCAAGTTGGAGACCACCCACTTTCGTACCTCCGTGAAGTTCTTCTCTGCGAGATGTTTAATGAGATCATTGATTCTTACGTCAGATACTTGTGCGAGAATACCACTATCGATTGTTCCACTAGAAGAATAGCGTTGAAGTTCGTTCAGAGTTCGACGCCAATCTGGGAAGTGTTTATGAATTACTTCTGCAACAACTTTTGCATCATATTCGATACCCTCTTCCGCAAGTACAGACCTGACACGGTTGAAGAACTCTGCTGCGATTGCAGGTTTTTCTTTTCCTGGGATGCTAAAGTCGATGACTGAGCAACGGGAATGGAGAGGTTCAATGATTTTGTTTTTGAAGTTTGCCGTGAAGATGAATCTGCAGTTGCTATAAAACGCCTCAATATTAGCCCGTAGAAGGAGTTGAACGTCGTTGGTTGTGTTATCTGCCTCATCGATGATGATGACTTTGTGTTTACCAGTTGCTTGAAGTGATAGGGTCGAAGCAAAGTTTTTTGCTTGGTTCCGTACCGTGTCCAAAAATCGTCCTTCATCAGATCCGTTGATGACATAATAATCTGCTCCTAATTCCTCACAAATCGCTTTTGCAATAGTAGTTTTACCAATACCAGGAGGTCCAGCAAGAAGGAGATTGGGAATCTCACCTTTCTCCACGAACTCCTTAAAGGTTTTTTTAATATTTAGTGGAAGAATGCAATCGTCAACTTTACGAGGACGATACTTTTCAACCCAAAGAAAATGGTCTTTCATAATAAGTCCTCCACTCAGATTATCACTTGGTCAAATTAGGTTCCAGAGCAATCCAGTATTTCAGATTGCATGTAGTAGACTTAAACAAGGCCACCTTACCCATATGAATGGAAACATCGTAGGTATGGTTCGGCATCAGTTTCAGATTCTCCATCTTGAAGCAGAAGCAGAAATCGTTATCAGATTCGCCAAGTTCAATAGAATATACGTTTGAGGTATCATTCTTCTTATCTGTCACGCACATATGCATAGAACCCTCGGAACCATAAAGGCAGAGATCTTGCACACCATAAGTGCTAGAAGCACGAGATAAACGAGACAGATTCTCCCACGTCAAAGTAAAACTCACATCAGCAGTAGGAACCTCAAGATCTTTCTCGGGAGCACTTAGGATCATATCAGCATCAGAGTAATAGATCTTACTGCGTGACTTTGTGCCAGAATCTTTGATTACCAAGCAAGTGTCATTGGTGAAATCCAATTCTGGACTTTGACACAAACCAAGAGCACCAATAAAGACTGAGAGATCGTAGATAGGAACTTCCCTAGGAAACTCTTCTTCAATCTCGTACCTGGCCATGATGTTCTTGTTCACCGAAAGAGTAGAAAGAACATTACCAGGTTTGATATTGATGGACTTATTGATAGAAAGAAAATTCTTCAATGCATCAATAGTGGTAGTGCTGATAGAAATACTCATACAGATTTAAACTCCTGAAGACCGTTGTTAGTGCGAGAATAATGTTTATCGAAGTGAAGTAGAAGCATAGCATAGTGAATCACTTTGAGAAGATCACGTTTATTGTGACCATCTTTGTCACCATATCGAGATCCATATTTCAGGATATTTGCTTGACAGAAATCTGCTGCTAGACCTTTTGCTGCCATGAGATCAATTGTTTGAATATCAGAATACTCATCATCGTGGCCACAATAATGACTACCATAAGTGCTTACCACATAATCTTCAACGTCTTTAAGGATCTTATCCTCATTGTATTTCCATTGCATAATTAAGTTCTCCATAAAGAAGGGGAGGGATAACCTCCCCGTTAGTATATCAGAAAGGTGCTTGCTCGTCAATAGTTTCAACCTTGTCATCTACCTTGGAATAGAGTTCCAAGAAAGATTGCTTGGTATCAGCATCGAAACGGTTGACACACACTTCGATTGCCTTATCACGTTTGCCGAAGATAGCAAATGCCTTGGCAATGTGAACCAGACGACGGGTGCTGATCACTTCATCCACACCACCATCATAGAAGGTCTTGCGGATCACCTGTGCCCACCGAACAAGTTTCTCAGCAAAGTCATTATCCGAACCACCCATGATGTTAGAGAGAATCTTGATCTCCGTCTTTTCGGTGGGGTATTCTTGCTCAAACGTGATGGGGAATCGTTCAAGGAAAGCTTCATTGAGGACGTTGGTTCCAATGAATCGTCCATCGTCAGATCCTTTGCCTTTCGTGTTAGCAGTAGCAACCACAGTGAAACCAGCAGCAGGACGGACATAACGACCGATCTTCTTCAGGAACACACCATTACCTTCCAGAACAGACTGCAGACAGAGAATCTTGTTAGATGCCAAATCGATCTCATCCAGCAGAAGCACAGCACCCCGTTCAAGTGCTTCCACCACAGGACCATTGTGCCACACAGTAGAACCATCCACCAGACGGAAACCACCGATCAGATCATCCTCATCAGTCTCGATGGTGATGTTGACACGAATCAGTTCACGTTTCAGCTGAGCACATGCCTGTTCAACTGAATGAGTCTTACCGTTACCAGACAGACCAGTGATAAAAACAGGATAGAACTCTTTCGACTGAATAACTTTCTTCAGATCTGCAAAGTTCCCGAACGGGACAAAATTGCCATCCTTAGCAGGAACATAGGACTGAACTTCCCGATCGGGATCAACAGCAGGAGCAGCAAAGGTCTCTTCCAATTTCTCTACTTCCAAGGTCCACACTCCACGTCCAGTTTTATAATTGAGCAGTTTCTTAGTAAGAGTTTGGTAGCTCACACCAATCTCATCAGCATACTCACGAAGTTGAGTAGCATTTACAGTTTTACCAAATCGTTGGGTCAGGTTAGTCAGTTCCACAGTTTTCGTCATGATGTAGGGTTGAGGGAGGTGCTTCCGTCGATTACCTTAGTAGTATAGGGCATCGGGGGGCAGGGGTCAAGCAATTTGACCCACGAATTTCGATAAGATTACCTTATTGACCATCTTACCATTCATATGTTTCTTAAATGCGTTGGTAAGTTGAGACTTGGAAGATGCATCTTTCACTTCGATCTCATTAGAATCTTTCTTCTCATCTGGATTCCAATAACGATAACGATTGTGTGAATCATCATTACCATGAATCAGATACAGTTCCTTAAAACCACAACCTTTAATGGTTACAGATTTATTCTTAGTCCACTCTTTATCGAGTTTAGCAACTTCATCAAAAGGCATCTCACAGTAATTTGCTTGAATGCGAACTTCACTCTTGGAGCAAAGACGGAAACCAAGCAGATTGTAGTTCACGATGTTAGAAATATAACCAACAAAGGTGTTAGTGATGCCATGACGATCCGTATTGATTTGAGTTTGGAACCGACTCTTAGGATCACGGAGAACAGTAATCTTATCACCGTAAATGGGTTGAGAATGAACTTCCTTTAAAGCAGAAACATATTTGTTATAGCAAGGAGTACAAGCCTCACCGTCAGTGAGATAAATCACGTTAACTTTCTGAACTTTCTCTTCACTTTTGAATTTCTCGACAACCTGAGGGGTGGAAACGATTGCTTCTACCAGAGGGGTGCCAGAGAGAGAATATTCATAATCATACCAATTACCACGATAGAAACCCCAGCAATTAACAAAGAATACTTCCATCATCTTGTCAAAAGTTTGAGTGTTCATCTTAGATGAGAAGAACTCAAACAGACGGAACGATCGATCAACATTCAGATCACCTTCATTATTGCTGGTAGGTTTACCAGGGAACAGTTGATCGTTAACATGACAATCGGAAAAAGCATACACTCGGAAAGGAATAGCACACTTCTTACAGAACCACATCAGATCGTACAGTTGCTTGATCGTAGAGATCATGCTGCTGGACATAGAACCAGACCAGTCAAGATAGAACACAAGACCGTGATTCTTACCGTCAGGAATGGTGGTCACTTTCTTGAATACATCATCACTAAACTTGTAAGTATGCAGACGGGTAGTATCAAGAACACCAGTGCGAGAAGTTGATGCACGGGCATATTGATCTGCAGCTTTCTTACACTCAAACTCTTTCACAAGATAGTTCACAGTCTTGATGCTATCTTTCTTGTACTTACGATACTCTTCCACAGGACGTTCCAGATCAGAACGTTGATGCCAAGCATTAAAAGAATTGCTCATCTTCTCAACGTTAGTTTTGAAAGGAACAATCGTTTGACTCAGATCAAACTTAGGAAGATTGATGTATCGATATTCCTTGGCACGTTCATCAACAAGTTGCTGCTGATTCTCATCCATAGCACGTTGAGTTTCCGAGACATTCTCGTTCACTTCATTCTTACCCCCGAGAGGGGTGGAACTACCCCCATCTGGAGTAGACTCTTCATCCTCATTATCAAAGTCAGAACCTTGATTAGAGTTGCCTTCAGTTTCCATATTAGAACTACCAGGCATTTGGGGAGGTTGAGGTTCATCACCAGCACCAGAAGTCTGAGGAGCAGGAACTTCTTTCTCCTCAACTTTCTTCTGCTTCAGATATTCCATCAGAGCAAAGGCAAGATCCACAAGATCATCCCAGGTTTCAGTCTCACCAGCACGATTCACCCACTGCATCTCATCACGTTCAAAAGGAACGATGGTGCGATTACCAACAACACCAACCTTATAATGCATGTTGATGCGATCGATAAGAGACATCTTGCCGAGATCTTTATCCTTAATCTCAAAGAAATCCATATCATTCATCTCATTATAGCCGTAATAAAACGACTTGGAGAGACCAGGATACCGACGTTTCATGAGTTTCTCCACACGAACGTCCTCCAGCACGTTCAGAATGTCCTGTGGGATCGCTTGAGAGACCGCACCGTAGTCCATAGGGGTATAGAGTGCATGACCGACTTCATGACCCACCAGGAGGTCATAGACGGTGCCAGAGACGTTCTTCCAGATCGGCAGGCAAAGAGTACGACTATCGACTTCAAAATACGCAGTGGGAACCTGACGATGCTCCACGTTCAGGTTCTCAGTGGCAAGCAGTTTGGCAAGGGTTCCTTTAACTTCGGGGTTGACAGGCATCGGACCTCGTTTCGTATGTACCTAATATAGGTCATGACGAAGCAGGGGTCAAGGGTTTGACCGATAAGTGTTACTTATGAATGGAGAATAGGAGACTCGAACTCCTGACAGCCTGCTTGCAAAGCAGGTGCTCTACCAACTGAGCTAATTCCCCAGATGGAGTAAGCGTAATATACCTCAAGGATATAACAGAGGCTTACCCTCTATCTAGACTTCCTCAACGATTTTGCTGAAGTCTGATACCTTATCGAATCGAATGTTATTCACAAACTTATCGATAAGGATCTCACCTTTGTGAGAGATTACGAACGTATTCGTAGAACTATCTAGGCTCTTAAGAATTTTAAGTAATTCCTCAGTTCCCGATGCATCCAAGGAACTGTCGAACACTTCATCTAGAATCAAAAGGTTAGTGGAAACACTACTCTTCATTCTAGCAATCTCCCTCCAAGTGAAGAGAAGAGCTAAATCGATCTTTTGTTTTTCCCCCTCCGAAAACGATGCGTATGAAAACTCATCACGGTAGCGAGACTTAATGACCTCATCAAACTCTTCATCTAGAGTGAAGTTAACATAGAAATCCATGTTTGTCAAGTGCCTGTTGATACGGTTGTTGATCACAGGGATATACTTCTTAATGATCTGGGCTTTGATACCACCATCTTTAAGTAGATTACCAATCACTTCATACTCAGTTTTCTGTTTAGAAACCTCCGCACATTGTTGCTCAATCTGAGAATACTCTTCCTGATAGACTTCTAACTTACCTTGCATTTTAGCAATATCAGGAGAATCAGAAAGACGGTTGATCTCATTTTTTAGAGATTCAATTGAATTTTCATTTCTGCTGATAATATTAGAAAGATGAAAAATCTTTGATGCATTTGACTTCTTAATATCTCTACGTTCTTGAAGAACAGTATATTGCCTATCAAGATCTTCGAGTTGGTCTTTCATCTTAGAAAGACCATCAATATATTGCAGAGTTTTACTACGAAGATCGGAAATTTTCCGATCTTTGAACTCCTTTTCGATAGTTTGGGTACACGTTGGACATGTATCATTATCATGGAAGAAGTCTAAATTCTTTTCAGCATCTGTTTTATTGTGAGAGATTTTGAAATGCAGTTCGTTTAGTTTACGAATCTGCTTGGAGATCGTATCAAATTCGGAAGTGTGAGCATCAATATCAAGATTCTCCGCTTCCAGCATATTGATCTGCTTTTGTAGATCAAAGATCTCTTCTTCAATCTTAGCAATCTCTTGTTGTTTGGTTAGAATTACATCACCGTTCGCTGTTTGCGAATTGCGAATGTACTCTTCCTGCATCTTAACTTTATCTTCTGCAGACTTAAGATCATATCCACACTCTCTTTGCCTTTCAATTGTCTGACGAAGCCTATCCTTAAGAAGAACATTCATCGTAGAGAAGATCTGAATATCAAGAATATCTTCGATCACTTCTCGACGATATGCGGGAGTCAGTTGCATGAATGGAACAAAGGTGGATGATCCAAGAATAACAACCTGAGTGAAACTCTTGAAGTTCATTTTCAGAACATTCTGCTCCAACCATTTCTGTTGATCTGCATTCGCAGCAACCTGATCTACTAGGACATCATTACGATACACTTCAAACTTGTTAGGTTTGATTCCTCTGTGAACTCGCCAAACAATATTCCCGATCGTAAACTCAATCTCAACTACGCAATCCTTCTCGTTGATAGAATTTACAAGTTGAGGTTTGTTGATCTTACGAAATGGTTTGTTGAATAACCCAAAACACAAAGCATCCAACAGTGTTGATTTACCAGCACCATTAGATCCCTGAATCAACGTGGATTGACTCTTATCTAATTCAAGTTCAGTGAATTGGTTTCCCGTAGAGAGGAAATTTTTCCAACGAATAGTATTAAAAGTAATCATGTAGGTGGAAATACAATGTCATCAGTTTCAATAAAACAATAGTTGTAACCATAGATAGCACAACTCTGTGCGACTTGTTCTGGTTCGCACTCTGTAATCTCTAGTGTATCATCAAAATTGTCAGCAAGCAAGAGTCCATGGTAACGAACGGCATCATCTTCAGATTCAAATATTTGAACTGTTCTAAGACCATCCTTATTTTTTACAGCATAGACTCCTCCATGCTTTTTAGATACTAGTATATACATTAATACTCACAAGCTTCCAAATAAAGGGACTTCATAATGCCTTTAATCGAATCTCGATTAGAACATTCCACTTCATCTATATATTTCTCAAGAAGCGTCATAGTGTCTTCAGTTTCCACATCATCAATACCCTCAAACTCAATGGAAAGATCTTCAATAATTTTTAGATCTGCAACATTGGCATCATAGAGCAATTTAACCAATCTGTCAAACTTTACCTGATCTTGCTTATCTTCTACGATCAGTTTAACATACTTACCAGAGAACTTGTCTGTCTCAGGAAGTTCATCACCATCCTTATAGTAATATTTCTCAAACATAGTATAAGGATTACGATAGAACTTCAGATCTAAAGTATCAGTATCTAGAATATGAAATCCCCGTGGAGACTGATAATCGTTCCAATATAGTTCATACGGATTACCAAGGTAAAAAATATTACCTTTACTGGATTTGGTGTGAAAGTGTCCAGAAAGTACTTTATCAAATTTCTTAAATGGTTGCTGATCAATTCCATGCTCCATTACAATTCCAGGCACAGTCTCAAAACCGTTAAACTCAAGATGGCCCACACAGAGAGGTGCAGTAGATTGTTCCAGAAGTTCGTAAGTTCTGGATCGATTGTCATCACATATCCAAGGGATACCAAGTACAGGCAAAGAACCAAGAAGGAATTCACCAGGGCCATCCATAATCTGAATGTTGCCATACTCTCCCAAGAGGAGAGATGGGGCATTAACTCGTAGAGTGTTTTTATAGTAAATATCATGGTTACCTACTAACATGGTCATTTGCACTCCCATGGTTTCCAAGGTATCAAACCACATATCTTTAGCGGCTTCAAGTGAATTGAAGTTTACAGATTTACGGCGGTCAAACGTATCTCCAAGACAGAGAACATGTTTGATATTATACTTCTTGATAAATGGGATAACCACATTACTATAGAATTTTCTATAGTAATCTACATATACTAACGAATCGTTACGAACACCGAAGTGTTGATCAGTAATAACGAGAACTTTCATAATTAATATCTAGTACTATATTCGATGTTAGACTTGATTTGATTGTAAGAATTGTTAATATCATCCCCATCTGAGGTGAATACTTCTTCATATCCAGATCTTTCGATCAATTTTTCTTTGATATCCATCTGGCGTTTTTCCTTTGCAATTCGTCTAAGAAATGCATAGTAAACAATTTGAGTAAAATAGGCAAATGGATTGGTTGACTTTTCTGGATCAAAATTATCAACGTATTGAATACAGTTTTCTATACCATCACAGATCATATCATCCTTATACATGTAGTTAATAAAATTAGGACGATATGATAAGTGTGTTGCAATCTTTAGGAAACATTCGCCAATGTAATCATTGACTCTTGGTTTCGGCAGATCGGAAGCTTTAGCTTTGGCAACACTGATTCTGTATTCTACAAGAGCATTTAAAAACTCTTTATTGTCTAAGTAATGTTGCTTTTTCTTTTCGATCATACGATTTGGTTATCTAATGTGAGTATATCCTAAAAAAAGATAGTTGTCAAGCCATGAAGTACTTGACAACTATCCAAAATCTGTGTAGAATAACTCTGCTCAGGGTTCAAGAGATATATTAGCTCTTTTTATAAAGGTCTTCTAATTTCTTTCTTACTTCATTTACCTTACCCTTTAATCCCATTTCAGAATCCATATCTACTTTCTTTTCATCAATAACATCCTTTATGTTCTCCTTATCTGGAGATTTTTTTATGAAAAGTTCGTACATATAAATCATTTCCTGGGATAACCCAGCAATACTCATAATATCTTTTTCATTAATAATAAAGAAGTCTTCATCAGAAAATTCCATCCATTTGTTCATGGATACTCCCTTGACTCCCTTATTTGTATCACCAAGTTGTCTCGTTACAACTTGCACTTCTACAGGATCGGTAACATAAATCTGAGTACTTCCTCCCTCTTCAATAGCAAAACCATTTCCGATGATAGATTCACCAGAAACTAGTTTAGCTAAAAAGTAAAACTCTTCGTCATGACGGATGTAATTAATCATAGGAATCTTTTAAACGAACTTCTATAATTTCATAATCAAATTTTTCTTCATTGTATATT